AACTTCTTGAACCTCACTTGCGTCTCATGCTTGGGTTTGCGCGGCACCGTTGACTCCCTTCGCTAACTGTCCGAATGTCCGACCCGCCATCTTTTTGTTGAAGTGCGGGATGTTGTTGGCGGTGATACCGACACGATTCGTCGGCAACATGATAGCCAAAAGGTCGTTCGCATCCTGAGAGCGATACCCTGCGGCGCTCATCGCCTCTGGTGACGGGAACACTTCGGCGTGGCGGTCATGCTCGGTAATCAGCGCGTCCTCCAGTCCGCCCGTGGAGAATAGGTAGCGGAAGTTGGCGGGGAACTCGGGGTAGAACTTCTTGAAGAGTGACACTTCCTTGGTGTAGCAGTAAAACAGCAGGTGGGGGTTCGCATCAGCAATCTCCATCCACGCCTTGAGATACCAGTCGGCGAAGAAATCGCCCGCGTCATGGATTCTGATGGCGGGCAGACCGCTCACCACCCAGCCCCTCATCCAGTCATCCAAATCCTCGTACTCAACGGGATACGGCAACTGTCGCGGTCCGATGATGCGGTTGAACTTCGGTTTCCCGAGTTCGGTTCGCATCGCCTTCTTCCATCCGTCCACATCGTCCAACACCATGCGAAGATTGCGGTCGTGTGCCGCTTTGACATTCTTGAACAGATAGGTGCCGTTGCGTGCGTAGCACAACTTGGCGCACACACCCGCTTGCGGGCAGGTCTTGAAGATTGTGTCATCCGCCAAGCGTGTGTACCACGCTGGAATCGTCCAGTTCCAAATACCGTGAGGCTTCAACTCGCGGTTTTGCGTGAGCAGTGGCATGTTTCCTCCTAGAACATTGGTTGCGTGCGGAGTTCGGTTTCCCTGCACGCATCGGGGTCAATGTCTATGCCGATGCTAGACCGCCCCAATGCGTGGGCAAGCCTAAGCGAGTTACCAGCGCCCATGAAGGCGTCAATGACCGTTCCGCCCTCGGGAGAGAGCCACTCAATGATTGGGCGTAAAACGGCGTCTGGTTTGCTCCACAAGCCTCGGTGGACATTGCGTGGTGCGATAATAACACTGTTGAGCATTTTGCGTTCCCTCGGTTCATAGATGCGTTCTCCGAGTTTGTCTTTCCCGACGCTCCCGCGCCCCTTGTTTTGTGGTGTCATGTCATCCACTGGTTCGCCGACAAAGGCGTCATAGGTTTTGCCGTAGATGAGGATTGACGAGTGTGTAATGCGGGGCAGTTGATGAGAGACCCAACGCCCATCAGGGAAGTGCCAGATGATTTCGGCTTTCGGTTTGCCCATAGCGGTTTCTATCGGTATTCGGTGTTGCCAACTGGTAAAACAGGCGATTGTGCCGTCTTTGCGTGATGCGATGAGGGGGATGAAGTCTGTCCACTGGTCAAACGGCGGGTCAGCGAGGAGCAGGTCCGCTGGTGGGAGTTGGGGCAGTATGAGGCGACTATCGCCGCAGATGACCTGCGTACTGGTTCCCCCCGTCAATGGTTTATCCGAGTGTGTTGATGTGGTGTGGAGGGTCGCCGTAGACGCCATCCTCCCATGTCGTGTCGCCGCTCATTATGCGGTCTAGTAACTCCTCGGTGCGTGCGAGTTCTTGCTTCACGCGAAACAGTTGGTTGTGGAGCCAGTTGTTTCGTTGCAGGGCGAGCGCGAGGCGTTCGCACACCTCCGCGTAGCGCAAATCTTGTTCGGTCTTGGACATCACCGAGCATGATACAGCATGGTCTAGTCAACCGTGGTGATGTCACCACCATAGGGATTCATACCGTTTCACCGCCGATTTATCCAAATGCAACTCGTAATCCGCCTCCTTGTAACCGAGTTTGGAGCAATAGTTCTCCCACCACTCCCACCGCCAACGATTGAACAATGCGTGAGGCACCACCCTGCGGTCAGTCCACTCCCTCGGGATACCACCCGCCTCCAATACCTGCCTTGGGGTCGGTCCGAGCGTCACGATGATGTGCGTCGCGACCACGGGAACCTTGGGCGCGAGTTCGGCGCAGATGCCCAACTGCTCCCACGGGCAACCGAACGCATCAAGGTCAATGAGGTCAAACGAAGCCAAGTCCAAGCCCCTCATCACCTTGCGGTTGTCGCCCATGATGATTGCGGGGTTGAGGTACTTCGCCTTGTCAATCCCCAGCGTGGTGATGTGGATGTCGGGGCAGAGGCGTCGCATAGCCGACCAGACCACCTCCTGCCCTGCGTAGGCGTCCAGCACGCTGATACTGTCCTTCCCGATTCGCTCCAGAGCCGCCTTGCGAACCCTCAGTTTCGTTGAAAGGTGCGAGTTGGGGGTAAGTACCTGTCGCCTCACAGAGAGGCTCCTAATGCGTGGCGGAGGCGATTTCCACGCCTTCCACCTTCGCCAACGCCGTCGCTATCTTCTCGGTCACCACACCCTGCATCGTGATGGGTGCCTTCACCAGCCAGTACGAGTTGTGGAACGGCTCCAGATTCCGTTTCCGTTTCTCATTCGGCTCGTCAATCACATCGCCGATGAGGCGCTGTAAATCCATCGCATCAAACCCCGTGCCCCCGAGGTCGCCCTCTGCCATCACTTTCTTCAACAGGTTGCCCAGTTCGTCGGGGTCGTAAGTCGCCAAGTCCGATGAGCGGTTGTCGGCGAGAAGAATCTTGCGTGCCTGTTTGTCGTCACAGTCAACGAACAGTACGGGTACGGTTTCCATCCCCATGCGTCGCGCCGCTTGCCAACGATGATTCCCCGCGAGGATTCTGTTCGTCCCCGATTGAACCACGAGCGCCCCGAAGAATCCGTTGGCTCTGATTGACGCCATGATTTTCTCGGTGTCACCCTTGCGGGCGTTCTCTGGATGCGCCACCAAATCGTCTATCGGCACATGATGCAGGATGGTTTGTTGCACGGCTCCTCCTAGGTTTCCACGGTCCTTACTCTGAGCACTCTAGGCGAGGGGAAGGAGTAAATCGCCGAGCGGACAGTCCGAAACCGTCAACCGTGGAAACCGTCAACACTCTAGCAACCTCCCATACGCGGCGTAAGCGGCGTTTAGGTCGTCGTGCACCGTCGCCAAGAGTCCGTTGCGGGCAACCCCCCACTCAAATCCGTGCCAAGTTTTGTCGCTGTCTCTCTGCCAGATGCAATGGGTACCGTTGGTTTCAATCACCGTCCACGCGGTCGCATCACCGCTCGGTTGCTCCACGAACGGGCGTTCCAAAACGACGATTGGGCGCCTGCGACCGCGTCTCTCCGCGGCAGTCAACCCGCCCCAAATGCCGTCCAGATTCTTGCCATCTTCCAAACACTCCTCCGTCACTGGGCACACCGCGCACAACGCCTTCGCCGTGGTTTCGCGTTGCATCTTCTCGGCGTAGGTCTCGCCGTCATGGTCAAAGAACAGGTGACTAGGTTTGCCGCGACATGCGGCGAAATCCCTCCACGACATGATTGTCAAGCATACGCATCGCCCTAACGGCGATGGTGGATTGTCAGTTTTTGGTTGGGAACAGTTGGGCGCCCCTGCTGACGGCTCGGTTCGCCTGCGACTGGAACACTGGGTACTTCTCCCACGAGTACCGCGGCTGTTGCCACTCCGAACGGAACGGTCGCGGGATGCGTTCCTGTTTGACGATTTTGCCGTACTCCACCCGCATGTAGGTGAACTCGGGAACCTCGCGCACCCAACCGAGGCGAACCCCAGCCGCTTTAGCCGCTTCCTCAAGGAGCGGGCGCGTTGAGGCGAACACCAGCGAGCCGTGGAGCGTCGTGCCGATGTACAGCGGTGAACCGTCCAAGCGGGCGAGGTGCAGTGTGTCGGGGTGCTCGGTGCCGAACCACGCGATAGCGGCGCGACCCTGCAATCGGTGGAGTTGCTTGAGCGGGTCGGTCGCATGTTCAATCAACTGGAAGATTGCCTCGGAGTCAACCTCGGCGATGCGCTCCCACTCCTCATCGGCGAACAGGGCGTCGTCGTTGGTGATGACGCCGTTGTGGACGCCGACCGTCTTGCCGACCACGATGGGGTGGTTGTTGTCGTTGTCCTCGGGGTCGCCCTGCGTCGCATAGCGGGTGTGGAGGATGGCGGTGCGGGTGTGCTTGGGCATCAGTTCGTGGAGCGATTTGACGAACTCGTCGGCGGGTATGTCAAGTTTGGCGAACATGACATCCTTGACTCCGTCGCTGGTCTCCGACCATGCCGCGCCCGTAGCGTCCTCGCCTCGCGCTTGGATGGAGAGTAACAGTTCGCGTGCCAACTGTCGGCAGTTGACACGGCGATGGTCACCCTTGCCGATGCTGAACCCTGCGATACCACACATTAGAACTCGCTCCTTTCGTCGTCGCTGATGTTTGCGAGCCGTGCGACTGGGATGACCCCGCCGCTGGTGATGATTTCGTTCGTCAGGTTCGCCACGCTCGGGGTGAACTGGCGTTGGCGCTTGAGGTAGAACTTGGAAAGTTTGTTGGTCGCATCGGTCTTGCTGATGAGCAAGTCAAGCAACGAAACGGTGTTGATTGCGGTTCGCTGAGCCGTCGCGACTCCACGGTCGCCGTTGGGAACAATCTCGTCGGTGGCGGACGCTTGAACGAACGCCAACAGGAGCGTCACCCAGTTGCGAACCTTGTTGAAGTTGAGTGTGCCTTGGTGGAGTCGGAACTCAAAGGTACCAATCTTCGGGAACGGCAACACATTGAGCGAACGATACTTCTCAGTCACACGCTCAAAGGCGTAACGGTCACGGGTGCCGTTTCGGAGCAGGTTCACGACCCGCGACAGTTCCATCGGCGACATCGTTTTGCTGTAGGTGCCACCGACGCGGTTTTGAGCAACGAATGTGTGAACAACATCGGCGAACCCGTACCACTGATTCACAACACTGGCGCGTTGGTAGGGAGTCAAGTCGTTGACTCCGACATGGATGTGGAGACCACACGAGGTAGTCACGATGCCCTTGCCGTTCGCGGGATTGTTGGATTCGGCGCGGAGAGCCTTGAGCACCAAGTCCAGTTGGTTGAAGTCGGCGGTGGTCAGAATCGGCGAGACGACCTCGCCACCGAACTCGCCGTGGCGGTGATACTGGGTGACCGAACCGTCGCGCTCAACGCGCCAGTGTCGGTACTTGTCGGTCACGGTCACGCCACACACTTCGCATGTGTCGCCGTGGTAAGGCATTGAGTGGATGTGCGGGGCGCCCGCGTATTCGGGCACCGTGATGCCGTTGGCGTGGAGCACCTCGGCGATGTCTCGTGCCGCTTGGTGCTTGTACTTGCCAGTGAACTCAATCTCCGCGCCGAAGGTGCGTTGACCAATCGGGAGGACGATGTTTTGGACGAGGTTGGCGCGACCCTCGGGCGCGATTGGTGTGGTCGCCCGACCGTGTCGGCGTTGGGCGGCGAGTCGCCCCGCGGCGGAGCGGCGCGTGTTGATTTCTGCGACGATACCGAGGCGTTCGCGGTGACGATTCGCGGCGGAGCGGGCGACCGATTCACCGCTGAGGTTGAGTTGCTGGGCGATGTGCGCCCACGACTGGTTCAACTGTCGCATCTCGTATGCTTGGCGGTCAACCCATTCGGTGTGAAGTGTTCGGCGTGGCATCTAGTTGGTGCTCCCTTCCACGACTACATCGTACCCCATTCGTGCCCCGTTCGTCAACCGCTCGGCTTTACTTTTTGTCAAGCGGTCAACCAATCTGCTCGCCGTGCCCCGTTCGCACCAGCGGCATCGCATCCCCCATGTAGAGCACCCTGCCCTCACTGGCGAGCCTGCGGAGCGTCCTCGGGGCGACCCGATAGTAGAGGCTCAGCGACCATGCCCGAGCATCGTCCTCTTTGTCCGCGACCATCCTGCTCGGGTGACTGTGTTGGTAGGCGTGACGGAACTCGTGGAGCAAGGTCACGATTGACGGGTACGGCATGTGGATGCTGTTGGTGGCGTGACGGTAGTAGCCCGCGCCCGCCCCCCGAGGCTGATGGTGCAGTGTCGGCGTTGACACACCGTAGACGGCGGACACCTCAGCCAACCAAAGACGCGACTTCTCCCACTGTGATTCAGGCGGTACTGCTGTCCACCCCTTGATGAGTCGGCGTGTCGCGTCAAGCGTTTTGCGGTGCTGGTTGCGGAATCGGCGATGGTACCTCATGTCAATCCATCCTTGAGTAGGCGCCCGCGTTGATTCCGTGCCTCTTGAGCACTTGGACGAACCCCGCGGCGTAAGCGTGTTTGCGTTCCATGCTCTGCCCGTAGTCGCCAACCCAAATCGTCCAGCCGCCTTGGTACGAATCCAAGCGACCGATGCCTTGAGCCTTGAGGTACTTGACGAATCCGCCCCGCGCAGGTTTGATGTTGACCCACGCGAACCCGCAGACGCCCCCCTCCACGACCCATTGCTTACCGCCTTTGAGCGGCGTGTCGGTCAGCCCGACGCTTTCGTAGACGAGCATCGGTGTCGGTGTCGTCGCCGTTGCGGCGGCTACGCCGTGTCGGTGAGCCTCCTCATAAATGAGGCGGAAATCTTGCTTGGTTTTGGTGGTGCTAATGGTGGTCTCCTTTCCCACACTTGAATCATACCCCATCGGTGCCCCAAGGTCAAGTGTTTCGGTTGATTTTTTGTAAAGATTTTGGGTCGCACGAGGCTTGACAATGGGGCAGGTGTGGGGTAGTATTGAATCGTGATGAGGAACCGCTACAAGGGCGTCTGCAAAAACTGCGGCAAAACCGTTCCCGCCGAGGAGGGCTTCTACGAGGGCGGTTGGGTGACCTGCTCGGAAATCGTGTGGCGAAATCACGCGCCAGAATCGTTGCATCAGCACATCACGAATCCTCTCAACTTCTCTTGCTTGGATGATTTCAACGCCAAGGCTGGCACCACCTTTGAGGACGCTCAGGCGGTGTGGCGTGTGATGGAAGCGGAGCGTATTGCAAGTTTGCCTACCGCGGAGGAGATTGCGGCGAACAAGGCGAAGAGTGACGCCCTGAACAAAGAGTTCCGCAAACAGCGTCGTGAGGAACTCAAGCGGTTGAAAGAAGAGAACATTTGCCCGCGATGCGACGGCAAGGGTGGAGGCGCTCAATGGTTCGCGACTGGTTGGACTTGCCACCGATGCTTCGGTTCTGGCAAGTACTTCAACTAATCGTTCGTCTGATACCTGACATTGGCGTTCAGCGACCGTAGGGCGTCAATGGATGTGCGGAGGAACAGCAACGATTCCCTGCACGATTTGACGAGCGCTTCGGCGACCTTGTGGTCGGCGAACAAGTGTTTGCAAGCGTTGTCCGCTTGAGCCTCCCTGTCCCTGATTGTTCCAGCCGTGGTCAGATACATTTTCGCCCACTCGGCTTTCAACGCCGATTCTTTTTGCGCTGAGTCAACCGCCAGTTTCTCAAACTCCTCGGTCTTGGATTCCAACTCCCAAACGAGTCGCATCATCTCTTTCTCAACATCTACCTGCGCGATTGGTTGGGTTCTCACGCCTCTTCCTCGGGGTGCTTGCGGAGGTCGGCGAACAGGGCTTGGTCGGTTACGCCGCACCATTCAGCAATCTGACGGTAGGGGATGCGCCTCTCTCGTAACCGCCTGACGATGCTTCTGCGTTGCTGTCCGAGACGAATCACCGAGTTTTGGTGCTCTCGCATCATCTGGGTCAGCAACTTCACTTTCTTGAGGTCGTCGTCTACCCCCACGGTGTCCAGATTCTCAATGAGTACTTCACCCATGTCTTGCACGGTCGCCTCCTAAGTGTGGTCAATCTACCATTCGTCTATTGGGTCGTTGACTGGATACCCGACGACGAGAATGGTGATGAAATCAAACTTCGCCCGTTGCGGTGCGTGGAACTCAATCGCCTCCAAGTGTTCACCAGTGTCATCTTGAAAAAGTCCGCCGTCCACCATGCCGTCAATCGCCGCTTTCACGGCGGGCATACAGGCGCCAGTGTCTTGCAACCTGCCTTTCATCTCCAGAAACACCGAGACCCGTGCCTGCGTCAACTCAACACAGCCGTATTCTTTGGTCGCATCAGCGAAGATGGTGCGCCACTCTTTCGTGTTCTTTGCCCTCGTCCAACGGTTCCCCGCACGCTCAGAGTTCACCGTCCACGGTCTCGCCCGATAATGAAACGAGTACATCAACTCGCCCTCATCGTTGATGTCGGTGACGATGTTGATGAGCGGGGCAGGCATTGCCATCCCGCGACTTTACTCGGTCTTACGAAGGCGTAGAAGCCCTCTACGAGCCGCTTCCTTGGGGTTGGCGTGAATCCACTCGTGGCACCAGAAACACACGCCTAGGAGGTTCTCAGGCTGGTTTCCGCCCCCTTGCGACCTGCGGAGGACATGATGCACATGGTCAACCTGACCCGAGCATCCCCTCACTCGGGCTTCGCATCGCGACCCACAGCGTTTGATGACCACACCGCGAGCCTTACGCCACTCAGCGGTCGGTCGCGACTTCCTCTTGAACGCCGTCCGTCTCAAAGGTTTGCCCCGAGCCAACGGCTTTCGGCGTCGCATGGCTCAACTCCCCGACTGCCGATAACAGTGCCGACCTGTCATGCTCTTCAGCCAGTTTGTCATACAACTTGAAGAAGTGCGCCCTCAACACCCCTTGGTTCTCGCTGTCACAGATTTCCCGCCAACCGATTGCGTCAACCGTTTTCTGGACTGCTGGGTCGGCGAACTGCGGGCGACCGTAACGCCCTACATCCCTCAGCAACACCATCACCTGCGACCATCCCTCAGCGGCGGACGGCGACATCAGCCCCGCCTGCCTCAATACCTCTTTGCGGATGGTAGCCGCACTCGGGAACATCTCGGAGGTGCGGATGATTGCACCAACCGACCGTTCACAGTCGCCATACCGCAAATCCCGCAAGACCTCGTGATACATCGCCGCGGTTTCCTTGGAAACTTTCGCATAGGGGTAGGCGCTCGCCAAGATGGCGAGTATCGCCGCGGTCTCCCTTTTCTCCATCAGCCGTCCCACTCCTTTTCGTACAGCACTCGCATCACATCGTCTGGTTGCAACAAGAATCCTATGGCGGGATTGTCTGAGTGCTCCGCCAACATCTTGCCTTCCAATCGTTCGGTGTGAGCGAGAATGAAACGGCGCAACCTCGGGACGGACATGACGACGAAACTTTCGTTCAATCCGTACACATACACCCACCAATCGGCTTCGGTCACATTTATTCCGCTCGGTTTCCAAATCGGTTCACCGTTCTCGTCGGTTTTGCGTTGCGCCCACTGGTGCGTTTCCACCACCATCCGCCCGTTACGGTACCTGTCAGCCTTCACTTCCCAACGGCTCTCAAATACCATGAGCACGAAGCCTTCGGCTCGTAACCCGAACTCCAAATCGTCGGCGAAGTTGAAACGCTCGTAGCGTCGCCCGTCCTTGTCAAACCTCGGTTCGTAACCCGCCATCAGTCATCCCTCTCCGAGTCCAAGAAATCCATGATGCCACTGACCCTCCTACGGGTTCGCATCGCCTCACCGCGCAGACGGTCAAAATGGTGGCGCAACTTCTCCGTGGAACGAATGTTCATTGACCAAAACTCCGACTGTGCCG